GTTTCTTGCATACTCATAAGCCGGTGATAAATATAAGTAGTCGTGGCAAAGCCCATCTATGCCAGCCAGCTTTGAAGTATCAGTTGAAACAAAAAAAGACGGCTCTCTATCAATGAAAAGCTTTAAACCCTTAGTGGCTGAATATGAAGGTATTGGGTCTAAGAATAATCCGTTAGCTGTTTTGTCATATCTTGTAGGCACTCCTTCTGTATTGTCTCCGTCCCAAAAGCTACTTACATCCTCGCCTGTTTGCTGGTCAACAGGAGTAAGTTCTACATAATCACCGGAGGCAGAGTTCATACAAACAATCTTTCTGATTCCTAAAATCAAGTTAGATTGTTCGTCATAAGTAAAATGATAATCTCTCTGGCTGGCTACAATGTTTGTAGTGATTATCGGGTCAGCTGTATGGTTAAAATCATCTACATCCCAGCCCCTTGTCTGCAATGCCAAAACATAAACTTTTGACAAAGCTATATTTATCTTGGCTGTCTTTTTAGCCAGAGAAAATGTTGTTGTATTTGTATTACAGGCGTCATCTATTAGCTCGCATAAACCTGTGCCGTTGGTATCTTCTGAAAATGCTATTGAAATAATAGTGTCCCACCTTTACTAAAAAATTACTCCGTATTTTTCTATATTTAATTTGTGTCTTTCCTTTAAAGATAATCCCTTAAACTTGTAATCTGCCCTAATCTGGTTAATCCAGTAATTATCTTCTTGTGAAAACTTTAACTCGTCTAAATCTAATTCTTTTAATATATCCCTTATCAGTTTTCTGGTTGAAGGGCTGAATATCATTACAGCAAACAATAACCATTTCATCTGCCCTATCTTGCCTGAAATATATCCCATCTTCTCCCTACTTCTAAAAACTTTTAATAATCTATTTACCTCTTTGAAAATCCCAAAGCCATCTAAATTGTTCTGGTTAAGTTCTGAGATTAAGTCTTGAAACCTGTATCTGTAAGCTGTATCAATTTCAATAATCATTGTCAGAGCATTCATAGTCCCTACTGGTATTTTATCTCTTAAAACCTTTCTTAATTCCTTTACTGGTTGCGAATAGTTTTTTTCTTTTAATAAGACCTTTTCCATACTGAAGATGTAGTCAAACCATTCGCCTAGAACCTTTAAATTGGCTCTCAGTGCGATTAGATTGCATATCCTGCCTATCCATCCCATTTCTTTGAAAGAACGCCCTATAAGTGGTAATAATCGTTTGTAATAAGCTACTACCCAAAGTGACTTGCTTTCAGGGAACATTCGTACTGGTTCTTTCGCTCCTTTCAAATACATTTTGAATCCGCCGTCTTCCCCTATTTTTAAATCTACAATCTGCAAAGAGTCTTTGTTCCACGCACCGCCGGCGACATTTTCCATTTCCTTAATCTCTTGTTCTGTTGGTATCTCAGGAGTTTTAACTGATATAGGCAATTTAGCTTTATCAGCAATCTCTTGTATCTTTTGAAATCTTAATTTCTCTCTTATATGATGTTCGTATTCTAAAAAAATGGGAGCCATATTATTTCTTTATATCAAGTTTAAATATCTCAGGTGGCTTTTGCATAAAATCTCTTTTATATTTCATACACAGTGCTTTGTACTTGTTAAAAAACTCTTCTGATACTTCAGCGTCTGTCATTTCACGCAACCTTTCCTCATCTGGTTTGTTTACTTTCAACTGCTCTTTTAAATTTTCGTAATCTTGAGCTTCCATAATTATCTATTTAATTCTTTTTTCAATAAAAACTTTATTTGTTCTATCTTTCTTAAAAAAATCTCTATTATATTTTTTACATAGCTTCTTGTATTCGTTAAAAAACTCTTTTGTTATACTATCTTCTTTCTCCATGATTTAATCCCCGAGCCAAGCCCAAACTTACCGTAAAAGGCTCGGCTCGCGAATGGTAAGTTTAATTATTTACTAATCAATATCCGTTTTGTACGTAATCGTTACAAGCGAAGTATCAACAGCATTGTCAGAAACAACAGATACTGTTCCATTTAAATCAATAGCTGTGTTTGCTAATGCCGCATCTGGTGCAAGCACTGAACCTGCCGTAGCACTTCCTGATATGGTACAAATAGTAACAACTCCTCCAGTTCCTTCAACAGTAACTGTTTGAGATGTACCTACTATTTGAGTAAGCCATAATCCTGTAATAGTTCCTCTAAAGCCATTGGTATCTGAACCGAAAAAATACTGTACAGTTGTTCCGGCTAAGGTAACAGTTGTTGTGGATACTCCATTTTCATGCTCTGCCTCATAAGATTTGGCTTTTGCGTGATGAAAAAACGGGGTGGACGATGATGGATTTGCCATAGTTATAGTGTTTCTAAATATTTATTGAATGCTTGTTCTTTTGAAGCATACTTTGTAGGATTCTTAGATTTATAAGATTCCATATATGCCTTAAAAGCTTTCTTAGCTTCTGATTCCTCTAAAGCGACTACCTCTGGCTGTGGAGCTTCCACTACCGGAGCTTCTTTGGTTTCAGTTGCTATCTTGGTTGTTTTTTTTCTTGGCATAATTCTTTTATCCTCTCTTTTCGGAGGGAATAAAGGACTATTGCCGTCTAACTGGGTGGGATAACGCAGTTGTTAGGAACAGTCCTCAACTCCCCCAAAAAAGTGAGAGGGAGTGTTTAGTTAAGCGGTTAGTGTAATGTCTATTGTCAATGCGGCTGTTGCTGTCCATTGTTTGAATCCAATCAAGCATTCTGTCAGAATTTCCATACCCGACTTTTCAGATACACCTTTCTCGCTATATGCTACGCCCCTTGGTGCAGCATAAGTTGAAATACCCTTTACGCCTGCTACCCTATGTTCATCGTTAGACCAAGTTTGTCCGCCAGAAGTGCTATCGGCTGAAGATACTGTGGTGAATGTGCCTGACTGCACGACATAGATATCAAAGCCCATTAAGTGTCCTACCTTTCCGTTATTCAATACAGCGTCTGCTGTAACAAATCCATTGGTTGCACCAGCCAATGTAACACCGACCATATCAGTATTCTCAAGCACAATGTACCTGCCTTGATAAGATAAAGCATATCCATCAAGTTTTGAGGATAGATTAGCTAAAATTGTCAAGACATTAGAAGCAGTTGTAAATCCGCCAGATGGTGTTGTGTATGTACCTGTTCCAGCTTCGCAAAGCAAGTTAAGCACATATACATCAATAGCCAAAGCTACTGAATAAGCGTGCGCGTCCATTCTTGATTTATAAAGGTCAAACTTTGAAAGTACATCATTCCACCTGAAAATGTGTTCCCCGACTTTGACTTCTTCTGAAACAGACAATGCGTCATCTGTTACTGTGAAGAGAGCGGCAGTATAAGTTCCTGTTAATTGAGAAACTGTAGCTGTCGGTGTTGAACCGTATGGGTTTTGGATTGTTTCCAAATCCGAATTGTCCACTTTGCAAACTTTGTTTGCCACTACTGCTGACTCAAGTATGTCTTGCAGAGTGTTGCTCATATACTTAGCTCTTTTAGAGTAAGTATCAAGCGTGTTTACTATTGTTGTCATATTAGTTAGTTTAGTTGGTTAATAATTTCTACCCCACCAAACTAACCCCACCTATTAGTTTCTTTTCTGTCTTCTCTGTAAGCTAGCTAATCTTGCTAATTCTACTGGGTCTTCAGGTAGTTTACCTGCCTCTAAATCAGCAAGTTTCTGCTCGTCAGAGGTTTTTGAAGAACCTCGCCTTGATGTCTTAACGCTTGTAGCATCAGCCACCTTGCGCTGTTCTTCCTTTTCAGCCAACGATGCTTTCATCACACTTGATTTCAGGGCTTCTGCCACTGGAATCTTTTTGAATTTAGCATATTCAAGCACCTCCGGAATATCATCTTGATGTATATCTGCCTTTGCTAATACAATAAGGTCAGCATCAGACAATCTTTCCTGTTTTGGCTGTTCGGCAGGTTCGGCTTCAGGTTCTTTTTTGGCTTCTGGCTTTTTAACCCATTTGCCATCTACTTCCTCAAAACCTTCTGCCTTTTTTGCCCTATTGAACAGTTGTTTATTCTGTTCCTCTGTTGCAGATAAAATCTCGTCTTTAAGAGGGTTTAATCTCTCATTGATTTCATTAACCCTATCTACATCTGCCTCACTATCCAAAGTGTTTAGTTCTTCTTCAAGCGTGGTCTTTTCCTTTTTTAAAGAGTTAAGGTTCTCATTTTCATTTACCATATTTTTTAGGGCTTTTGGCTTGCCCTACACCCTATTTAAGAGTTGGGATTCTCATTTAATTATATCTACGCTTTTGATAAGGTAGCGATAACCACTATTTTGTGCTGTCTTGTGTCAATCTCTTTTCCTGTTCCTCTGGTGTTTCTGTTTTCCTACCTGCTAAAACATATAACTGCGACATCCTTCCTGAAACTGTGCCTATGATATTGTTTCTGGCCAGTGTGTCTATGTATAAATCTGTATCAAGTTTATCAGTTATATCTCCCAACTCTGAAAGTTTTATCTTTTGTTGGATCGCCCACTCCCCATTTTCAAGGGCTTTTAACTGTTGCTTGAAATAATCAATAAAAAGTTTGTTTGATTTAATATCAGCCACTATCTGCTCTTGCATCTTCCCTTTGAAGTCAATTCCTAGTGTGTAATCCCATATCTGTAAAAAAGGAACATCATCTGTAAGCTCTGGGAATACAACCTTTTTGATTGTCTTTAATAGTTCCTTGCTTTTGATACTTGTCTGCAATAAAGACAAGTCAACCACATTCAGTGGTATCTGCAAGAAGAACTTTTGCAATGCTTTTAACAATCCATCGTTATCAGCAAAGGTGTTCTTAATTACAGATAACTCTGACTCTGTATATCTTAATGTGTCTGTTGGCATAATTTAGTTTTTTAATTCCTCAACTAATTCTATAATTTTTTCTAAATCTTTTAATTTTAGCTCTTCTGTGTTGAAAACTAACCTAAAGATTTCTTCTTCTTCCTCTTTTGTAACTTGGTTAATAAATAATCTATACTTATTCATATTATTGTATTTGTTGTTGCGTTAATTGTGCTTGACCCCCTGCACCGACCGCCCCACCAACGGGTGCAACAGGAGTATTCTGTGGCATTTCCAGCGGACTGAACCTACCAACTTCCTCGATTGTCTTATTTAACAAGAACTTGCCTTGTTCTGTCTGAAAGAACGCCTGATAGTTAGGATTAGCAAGCACTTGCAACATTGTATTTAAACTATCCAGTGTCTCTTGTTTATCAACATTCTCATCTGTAATTTCATAAATCACATCACCCTCAAAGTCCCCAATCACTTCCTTCCACGTTTTGTTTTTAATATCAGATGGCTTTAAAAACCTCTGTCCACCCATTGAATTTAAGTCTTGTTGTGCTATTTGCTCTTCTTGGGCTAAGTCTGGCAACTCAGTATCGTTTAATACCGCCTCAACTGCCTTCCTGTTGAATTCTTTGACTGCTTTTGTAGATATGTATGCTTGGTCTATCTTATCTATCCCATACGCCTCTAAGGTGGCTGAAATCTCTTCTGTGGTATCCATCTTCTTTAACAGGTGCGGAGTGATAAACTCTGTAAACATCTTTTCAAGGTGAAGTCCTTTGTTTTGTATCATTGGCTCAAAGTTTGAGTGAGCTTCTTGCGTTACAATAGCTGTCTGCCTATAAGCTGTGCCGGAGGGTGGCGTCTTGGCTAACATAGCGTCTGGTGTTGAAACCATCTCTTGCCCCATCTGTCTCCACATCTCCGAAAAGTTCTGTAAAGAACCTGTATCGTGGCCTTGATTGTTTACTTGTGTAATCCTTCCATCAGGTATGTTTTTATCCCAAACTTTAATATCGCCAAACTCTATATTATTTAATAAATTCTGTTTTGAGAATTGTGGGTCTGCTGTCTGAAAGAATATCTTTGAGGATACATCCAAACTGTCTTTAATAGCTTTAATAGAATTATTTACCATCCACTGCGTTTCAAACAATATCTTTACAGAACCCATAAGAGAGATTGAGCCATCTACTGCCGGCAATAACCAAGTCAGCATAAACGGGTCTTTCTTCTCTCTGCCTGAAACTAAGGTGTAATCGTTATACTTTTTTGTCTTTTCGTCTATCACATAAGATATAACGTGCATTTGCTGGACATAAGTTGTTTCGTCATCTTCTTTCTCTGTTAAGTGTGATAGTGGGAGTTCGCCGTGTACCTCATATAGCTTAATATAGTTGTCTTTCTGGTCTCTGGTCTGTCCTGACTGCAATTTCCTTGTAGTAGGTTGGTCTTGTATCAACTGCTCTACCATATCCTTATCATAACCTTTCTGCTTCCTTAACTGAGCCGGAGTAAACTCTAAAACCTCAATCTTAGGATTGCCTTCAAAGTCAATCACATCACAGATTATCTTATTCCAGTCAATTACTTGTGGGTGCAGGCCATCTGAGTTCTCAACAAACTTAACAACTGCTGAATTAAAAGAAGCCAAGTATATTCCCCAGTCATTTAAGAATCTTCCAAAGTCAGTATCTCTCATCCACTTTTGTAAGTGAACTGTGTAAATAAAAGAAGCCAGAGAATCCTTTGACTTCCCAGCTTTTGCTTTTATGTTTTTCCTGTCTAAATCAGTAGCCCTGAACCAGATATTTCTGGCGGCTATTACTATATTTAAGAACGGCTTAGCTCTTTTTAAAGAGTCCTTTGCTCCAGTTGTGAACTTTGAATTTAAGTAAGCGTCTACTTTTTGTACATCTTCGTAGAAGTTTTGAGAAACATATTTAGAAACTTGCACTTCCCCTAAAGTCCAGTTCTGTTCCATTTCTCTGACTAAACTGCCTACCTCATTCTCTAATGGCATTTATTTGTTCCCCACCTTTATATGTCTGTTTCTCTAATAAAGAACGTGACATCTAATGTGTTAGCTATTCCGGCATATACTCCAGCTGTGGTGTGTATATCACCTAAATAGTGATAGCCTATTACGGGAGTTATTGTGCCTGCAATCGCCGCACCAATGTTAGCTCCTGCAACTCCGTGCCATAGGTCTAATGCGCCGGAGCTTGTGGAGTTGACATACATTCCCTCTAATATGGCTTCTCCTGTAATTAATACTCCCGAAGCATCCATATTTTTAAAAGTATTTCGCATTTTTATTCCCCACCTATTACTTTGTTGAATTTTCTTGCCTTTGAATTAAATTAGTATGAAATTGCTCTATCTTTGGACTTACGCTTTTAAGCAGATAACTCATCGCATATCTACCTGCATCCATCCCATGTGAGAAAGTATGCTCCGGCACATTCAATACTTTCTCGTTCTTATCTACTTCCCACAAGTAATTGCGATATTCCTTAATTAAGTTAATGCTTCTCTTTGTAATATATATAACTTGCCTTTGAACTAACTGAATACCGTTGTTTACGCTGTCCTTACCTTTCTCAGCCGGTATCACTGTATGTCCGTAGCTCTTTAACTCATCATTGCTCTTTGGTTCTGCTGAGTCCGGTATTATAGGCAACTGGTCTTGATTCTTTAATATGTCTGAAATCTGTTTGTTGGCTAATCCTTTCTGAAAACATATCTCGTCCCATATAAATCCTTTGTTGTATCTGTAAATCTCTACTATGGCTGTCGGGTCGTTTGTATAGCCATAATCCAGCCCTATCACCTCTGCCTTAGCGTCTTCCGGTACTTCGTCAATGATTACCCAATCTTTATAAATCCTACCCTCAATCACTCCTAACTGACCTAATCCATATACTTGCCACCAATCCTTTCTGTTCCTCCTCTGCTCTATGCTTGCTACTATCTCTAAGCTTAACGCTTCGTTGTCCTTATAAGTTAATATAATCTGCTCCCAGTCATCTCTCTTCGGCATAACATCTGTAAATAGCCAGAACTCGTTTGTTGGATTGTAATCTACAAATATAAAATCCTTGGTTCTAACCTCTAACTCTTCAAATGCTAAAAATGGAATGTTGTTTACCTCGTTTATAAATAGTCTATCCCTCCTTGCTCCTCTTACTTTCTCTGATTGGTCAACTGAGAAAAACTCTATCTGGCTTCCTGTTTCAAAAGTGTAGATGTGGTTTGTTCTGTCCCACAAGTTATCTTTGAAATAATGGTGGTCTTTCATTATGTTCAAAAAATCCCTCTCTGCTCCTCTTCTCAAATGGGGAAATGACTCTGATACAATACTCGTTAGGGTTTTACTCTTGTCCGACTGAGCCAGTGCTATCAAGTATAAGATAATCGATACGGTTTTTGAAGCAGAAGTACCACCTTGTATAATTCTTATTCTTTTGATTAAATCTATAATTTTTTCTGTGGCTGTCGTTTGTATGAACATATTTATGACATTTTCTACATAAAGTAATTAAATTATCTGGGTTACAATTCTCTTTCTTTTTGTAGATTCCTTTTGGCATTTTTCTTTTAATACATTGATTATAGGGATTGGAGTATTATCATTTTCGTTTCCTGAATGTTTATGCTCTTGTGGGATACAACTTGTAGCTAACCTTAAAATAATATCCCTTTTAAACTTTTCGTCTTCTTCTTCTGTGCTTTTTAAAACCTTGATACACTCGTCTATAACTAAACCTTTGAGAGTTGCGGCCTTCTCCCTGTTATCCTTCCCCCAGAATTTAGCACCACTGTTCCCTTTGACTCCTTTATTTTGTTTTCTTTTATCCATAAATCTGCTAACTGATTTCTAATACTGATTTCTAATTTTGTCAATACCTAAAAATATAATATAAAGCTATAACTGCTACTATTACAAATATAGAATAAAACCATATGTCTTGTTTTGTGTGATAGTCCATAAAAATAAAAACACCCGCTTAGAGTGTTAGTTCTTTTTCAAAACAAATAAATTGTGCGCTTATTTTTACAAGCATAACTTATCTTATTCTATATTTTAAGATTTGTCAATAGCCCGAATATGACTAAAAACTGTGTAAAACTATTTATTCTTTAATTCTTTTATTTTCCCTGAAACTTTCTCTGAATAATAATAATCAAAGAATAGCATATCTACAATCGTTGCCACTAACAGTGGTAAAGACCAAATCGGGAAAGTAATTATCAGTATTACGAACAATAGTGTTTTATACATATTTTTTGTTTAATTTCTTTTCCTTCTCTTCTTTCTCCTCCTCCCCAGCTTTCATTGCCTCCTGTATTTCAATTATTCTATCATTGATATCCTTTGCCTCTGACACCATATCAAAAGCTGAATTTATAAACTTCTGTAAATTAGTATTACTTTTTTGTTGCAGTTTATTTAACTTCTCTTGGTTTTTTTCCATAATTATTTGTTTAATAATTTAATTATATTGCTTAACTCTCAAGATTATTCAAAACAACCTTATAATACTCTTCCTTTTTGGCGGCCACCTCCAAATACTCCTTATAGCTCTTACCGGTCAAAGGCATATTCATTCTCTTTCTGGCTTCCATTTGCATTAGTCCCTCAAAATTGCTCTTTCTACCTGCATTTAAACTCCCCTTTCTCCCTACACGAGATAATCCTAAATTCCTCTTATGCTCCGCTGTTCGTTTATAAACCCCTACCGGCATAATTACAACTTCGTAAACTCGCTTCGGGCCCCGACCTTTTTGGCTATATTCTCCATTGTCTTATAACTCTGGTAAGACATCGGGGATATATGCTCTGTTTTTGACTCGTAGTTTTGTTCTGCCCTAATCAGACCTATCTTAACTGCAATCTTCCCAACAAGCCATTTCAGTAAAATCATTACATAAAACTTGATTGCTAAAAATAAAAGTATCATCCAGTATTTTATGTTATGCATATCAATATGAATAAACCAGAAATTTATATTCCCTATGCCCCATAAAGCTATCTGGTATATTGACGCTGAAGCTATCCAACCCCCAATCGGAAACCACCCAATTACTTCCCCTATCCACCTTGATCCGAACGCTTGGATGTTTGTGAAATCCGTATATGAATAAAAAGCTTCTTTAAGTGATTTCTTTTCCATTTCCTTTTTTAAATTCTAAATATAATTTTGCTACTGCGATTTCAGAGGTTTGGCCTGTTGTCTGCACATAATCAAGCTCTCCACCTTTGAAACCAAAAGCATACCACTTTCCATTGTTAAAAGTTAAATTTCTGAATTTATCCCCGCATGCATCTATTAAAGACGATAAATCAAATTCTCCCTTATAACCACTGCCTTTAAGTTGTTTTGCTAGTTTATAGTCCATTGTTTTAACCTTAATCAATTATATTAAAACCGCCCTTAACGCTTGCCTTGCCCTCCTTAACTATTCCGTCATATAAGGCGCAATCCTGCCAACCTTGGTAAAACTCAATCCCATTAACCATCATACCTTTTGGAATATATATTTCACAACCTTTAAAAAATCTTGTGCGTAAAACATATTCGTATTTTTCAAATTCTGGTGTGATATATATTTCCCTATACTTGTATTGTACCCAAAATATCGTTGGGAAGCAAAACAAGAAAAAGATTATAAGCAATATATGTCTAAAAGGATAATTCTTTCTCAGCCACCCCTCAACTTTGTTTTGTAAATTATCTATAAAATTCATTTTATTTTTCTAATAATAACTTCAAACCCCTCTTCCTTGTTGTGCTTCTTAATCACCTCTAAGTATTTAACATACCTGTCGTCTGTTAAAAGCCCTTTCTTTACACAACAATCCACCAAAGGTTTTATGTAATTGTCTAAATCCGACCTTGTAGGGTCTTTAAGATAGATATAAATAGTTAAGGCGTATGCTTTCCCTTCGCAATAGCCGGAGGGTAGAGAATATAGAACTGCCTCCTGCCATTTCTTGAATACTCCTGTTCTGAACCTACGCCCTTGGTAGCAGGTATTTATTGACATCGGCTTAATCGGTATAAACTCACTCTTATATCCTTTCATATTACTTATATCTCTTTAATTCCTTTAGTCCCACTTGAATTTATATTTCCGTCAACTGTCTTTGGCTCTTCAATTACTCTTTCAAATAACATAGTAGCCGGAGATAATAAAGCTACAAACTTCCATTCTGATGGTTTTTCCAAAAAATCCCAGAATATATCTCTTTTGTTTCCAATTATTTCATCTTTTTCTGGTTTTACTATTTTATATTCGTATTTATATTTCATAGTCTTTAGGTTTATACCTCTTTAATTCTTTTAATGTTCTCCGCAATGCCTCCTTCTTGGCTTGGTCTAACACCTTTTTATAACGCTTGTTTTCTTTGTTCATATTATTTATTTTCTTCTAAAATAGCCTTTAAAAATAACATTATATTACTCGCCAGTGTCGTTGAGTCCTGTTCTTCAAATATAAGATTATCTTCTTCTTGTTTTGAATTTTCTCTTATCCAATTTTCTAATTTTTGTTGTTTTTCTTTGTTCATATATCTATACATTTAATTATAAATCTATACATTGCAAAGGTGCTTAGTTTCGGGGAGGAGGCAATCTCCTTTCGGATGATGCGTTGACACAGGACACCCCAACGCCAATGTCCTTTACCAATTCCCCGAAAACAAACACCTTTATCTTTTAGTTAGTTAATCCCAAAAACAAACCTTACACCTTTCACAAAAATATATATGCTTTAGTTTTTCCCACAAATCAGATTCTACTGAAACGCCATTTTCAAAATCATATATGTGCATTTTTTTATGACCTATTAACATACAAATTATTGTTTCAATCATCTTTAATCTTTTAGTTTGTTAAGTTTATTTTTTTGTTAAATAGTCTTTAGTTGTTCTATTTCAGCTTCTAATAAGTCTAAATCCCATTTTGGTCTTAATCGTTTGATAAGTTCTCTTTCTTCCAACTTCTGCTTTTTACTTTCTTCTAACATAACCTTATTCATATGTTCTTTTTGTTTCTCAAAATGTTCTTCCTGCTTTTGGAGAAACTCATCTACTTGTTTTTGCGTGTATTTTATTGTATCTTCGTTTTTCATTATTTTTATGACACATTTTACAATTTCTAAATCCTTTTTTTGTAATATATGTATTTTCTTTATCAAACTTATGACCTTTATTACAATAAGTTTTTCTTTTATTCTTTGCAGTTGGACCATTTCCCCTCAAAGAATTTTCTCCTCTTGTCACAACCTCCATATGTTTTGGGTTTACGCAACTAACTTCTTTGCATAAATGGTCTATAGTCATATCAGAGGGAATTTTTTCAAAAAGCAATTCATAACTATATCTATGTGCCATAAAAGTAAATGTTTTCCCTCCAACTTCTTTTCTAAATTTTATAACCCCATATCCTTTACTATTATGATTACCGATATATATCCAACAAGTATCAGTCATAACAACATTACTCCAGAATCTCTGTAACATTGTTAATTTCTTATGACTCTTAGAACTTTTTGTCCTATGTTCTACTGTTTGTTTGTATCCTTTATTTGGCATTCTTATTTCGTTCTTTTATTAAAAGGGTTTGGATAAAGGCTTTAATCCTTGCCTCCCAATCTTCTTCTGGCTTCATACTCCTCGCCAAATCAACTTCATCGCATTGGCAGATATGTTGGCTTCCAGAACACTCAAAGCAAATCCCGCTGGTGTTATCTGTATTGTTGTCGCATAATTTACATTTTAGCATAGGTTTGTTTTATTTAATTACCAACATTTATGAAGTGGTGGATAGTCTGTTCCCATTCTATTTAGAACTGTCCATATATCCACTTTGTCTTCATAAATGTACTTTATTTTAGATATAATATCTGTTTGATTTTTTACAATCTTTTTAGTATTATTGATTGTTTCAAAAATAAGATTATCTTGCTGGCGGTTATTTGAATAATTTATAATAGAAATAATTATTGATAAACCGACAATTAAAAATAAAATCACATTAACAAATTGGTTTTTCATCTTTTTTAGTTCTTAATAATATCACTTTTTGACCACACTTTGAGCAAAACTCCTCTTCTTCTAAATCAATCTTAACTCCGCTAATGTATTCGAACCCCTCTTTGAAGTCCTTTGCTTCTAGAATTGCTAAAAGCTGTTTCCATTGGTCTTTGGTTGCTTTTTTCCATTCGTCTGACCAGCTATTATCTTTTGAGTTTAGTTTTAAGTCTTTAAGTATTATTCTGACTTCTTTTAAAATCTCATTATATCTCTTTTCACCTACTTCTTTATTAAAAGCCCTGTATCGTTTCTGTTGAAATGAGTTTTTGTCGTTATATTCTTTTGAGTAGCAGAAAATATTATACTCTGTCATTTTTAAGTTTTTGCAGAAATAGCAGGAATAGCAGGAATAGCAGGAATAGCAGTAATTGCAGTAATTGAAGGAATTGAA